TACTCTTTAATCTTAAACGAACCGATGCGTGGAAAGCGATTGCTTTACCACCAGAAGTTGTCCAAGGGTCAGAGAATGGCATAGCGTTCATCTTCTGTCTTAATTGATTTGTGAAAACCAATGTGATTTTCTGTCTACCAATTAAGTTTGTGATTTTACGCATTGCCTTTGAGATAATAATTGCTTTATCGGTTGCGTATCCATCTTTACCATAATCTGCTTCCATCTCCTTTTCAGTTGATGCTGCTGCTACTGAATCCACTACGATTGTTACGAGTTTATCTTTCGATGCTACTCGCACTTTCTCAATAATGATTTCGGTGTATTCGAAACATTGTTCTACTGTCTCAGCCGCTACATATAGTAATTTAGATACATCTACTCCAATTGCCTGTAAGAACTCTCTACTGACCGCATTTTCGGTATCTATTAGAACCGCAACACCACCTTGCTTTTGTGTTTCAGCAAGGAGGTGAGCAGATACTAATGATTTTCCAGATTGTTCAAGTCCAGTAATTTCGGTGATTCTACCAATAGGTAATCCACCATAAGGTCGATTAGAAATGGCAACATCTAGCATTGATGCTCCAGTTGATACCCACCCACTCACGTCGGTTGGGGAATCTCCGGCATCCAAAAAGAATGCTACTCTTTGGTCTTTGGATTGTTTGTTTAGGGAATCAGCAAGAACACTTGCTAAATCCACCTCTTTCGATGTTTTTGCCATATAACTTTTTAGTTTTTAGTTGTTGAATAAGTCATCAAATGCTGATGCTACATCATCCATTTTCTTACGTTCCTCAACTGCTGGTGTAGCGGCGAATGCTTCATTTTTAATTGGAGCTGCTGCTGGTGCCGATTGTGGAGCCGGAGCCGGTGTTGATAATGTTGATTGTGAAGTTGATTCAGAACCTTCATCACCAGTTGGATTCAACCACCCTTCTAATACACCTTTTAATTCAGCGTAAGAAAGTTCCTGATAGATATCAGTAATGTTAGTTTGACCTTCCATTGCTGCTTTCAATTTTTCAGAATCTTCCAAAATAGGAGTTTGAGTTGGTTTAACTCTAATTGTAGTTACAGGATAAGAAGTTCCTGCATCTTCAGCTGATACATAATCAATAGTGATATCTCTACCAGTTGTTGGGTCGGTAATATCTCCATAATCTGGGTCAGCGATGTAACCTAAGATTTCCTGATAAACCGTCTTACCAAATCCCCAAAATTTAACTCCTTCGTTTTCTTCACCTCTTACAATAACAGGTACGAATGTTCTCAACTTCGGTTCCATTTTCTTAGCAGCTTTCCAATCTTCCTTATCACCCATTCGTTTAAGTTTGTCAGCAAACTCAACAATTGGGTCAGGTCTTCCGAAAGACATCGGAGATAGATAAGATTTGTTGTTAATGTTGTAGTGGAAATAAAGTTCGATAAAAGGATTTTCTTTGTTGAACTTGTAAGGTACGATTCTCACTTGAGTCTTACCATTTGCTGGTTTCCAAAGATTGTTTTTTGTACTTCCAGTGTTTTGTAGTTTGTTTAGTCTACCTCTAATTGCATCTAAATTAATAGCCATTGTTTTTTGTTTTAAAAGTTTATAATTAAGTTTTAATGGTTTTATTATGGTGTCTTTCCTACACCTTATATAAATATCAAAAAACCAAGTTTTAAGATGGTCTTATCCATTTATTTATACAAATATACGAATAAAATCTGATACTTCCAAATTTTATCCGTAATATTATTTTTTAGTACGATGGTTTGTCAATGCGTTGATTATATTAACCAATCGTTCAATTTCTTTATCTTTATTACTGATGATATCCATCAATGTAGGTTCAATTGAATTGAGTGCTTCTATCTTTGCTTCCACTCTTGCCAACTCAATACCTCTTATTTCTTTAGTTGAATGAAATTCATGTTCATATTCTCCCAATTGTCTATGACATTGAATTTCCAATTCTGCAACTTCTTTTAATCTTTTGATTTTATGAGTTTCAATATCATTATCTACTTGATTAAATTTTTCTCTACGATACAATTCAATTTCTCTATTGATTATATTCTTTTCAATTTCCAAATCTCTCAATTCCTGAGCTTTGGTATTATTTGATTTATTTCTTCCAAACATAACGTTAGTTTTATTATTTATACAAATATACGAAATTTATCTGAGAATACCAAATGTTTTCTCAAATACTTTATTAAGTTCTAAAGTGAGCTCCCCCACCATAGTTATATTGTGGTGCATTTGAACTCCATCCTTTGGAATGATTACTAAATGGTTTGGCTGCTTGTGCGAATCTACCATATGATTGAACTGATTTAGAAGGTCCACCCATTGAATCCCAAGCAGATTCCCATTTCTCAGGCATTACACCATTTTTAAATTCTATAACTGGTGTATCTAAATCTTCCAATAATTGGGTTACCTCTTTAATTGGGAATTTGTAAAAGGTATTTACTCTAAGTGTTTTATCCACTTCTATAAAAAGTATAGAACGAGCTTTAAGTTTACATAACTTTAATCTTTTTGTTTTAGTTGCGGTTCCTTGTGAAACCTTTACATCAAAAATCTGTCCAGCGGGTACTCTATCAAAATTTATCATATCTTTTAGGGTTTTAAGTTATAACTCAAATATACAACAAATATTTGATAATTCCAAATAAAAAAGGGAAAACTTTCGCTTTCCCTTTAAATTATTGATATTCAATGTGTTATTAAACAATATCTTTCGATTCTATTAATGTATATGTAAACGATTTACCATGTATTGCACCTGATTTTCTCGTAATAACCATAAATTCTTCAAAATCAGCTGCTTTTTTGAATACTTGACATCCTTCAGACCAATTTTCAACATAAGTTGAATCTGCTCCAGCTTTGTGGATGTTGATACCAAAGATACCTTCTTGGATTTTGGTTTCATCATAGTTCATATCTCTATTAGCATCTCTATAAACCTTAACCGGCTTTTGTTGTTTAAGTGCTTCGTATTTACCTTGATGTAATCCCAATGTATGTGAACCTCTATATTGACCCGGAACTAAACGAGCAACTCCAGCTGCATTATGATATTCTTTAACTCCCTTTGTACCAGGGTCGGTTGTGTTTACCCATTCTTTGTAAATCCAATTACCACCATCTTTATATGATACTGAAATTGCATCATCAAATACGTTAGTAACCTTTGTACCGGTTGATGAATTTCTGATACCTACGATGTTTAAATCAAATCCTTTGTTAGAAGCATCTTCAAACCAAACGTATCCTTTTGATTTAACTGCTTTTTCAATTTGTTCTTTTGTGTACTTTGCCATAATTTTTTTATTCTGTTTTTATAAATATAACATTAGTACGAAATTGTTGTACTATTAGAATAACCGGTATTAATTAAGTAGTAATTTGAACTTCCACCACTTGTTGGATTATTTATTATAATTGAGGATGTTCCTATATAGGTAGGGCGTAAATCAGTAGTTGATGAATTTATTATATTATATTGTGATTGGGTAAATAATCTAACATTTGGTAAAGAATTTTCCCATATAGATTTCATCCCAACTTTTTTCATATGAATATAATAAACATCAGATACAGTTACTTCACCATCATTATTTACATCGTACTTATAATAATCTAATCCATTAAATGAATTACTAATAACTTTGTACATTATAGAATTAATATCACTGGTACTTAGTTGTGTTGTAGGTGTTGGAATATCATATTGAATATACCATTCGGTTGCTGGATTAGTTGATTGAGAAAATGAATAATATCCAGAAGAGTTAGTATAAACTGTTTGATGTAAAACCCATGGAGTAAAATCGTTAATATAATCAAATTCTATAACATAAGGTAAAGATGTATTTCCTAAATCATTCCATTTACCACCTGTAACAAATTGTGTATAATCTTCACTGGGTGAGTTATTAGGTTCTCCGGAATTCCAATTTGTGTATTGATTTAATTTATATCGATATGCATATAAGTTATATGTTCTATCAATTTCATCGGCTGTTATAGCTCTATTGAATATTTGATAATCACCTAATCTAAAATTACCATAAGCTCCAGAACCCATATTAGTAACATCACTTAATCCAAATGCGAAATATTGTCCGTTTCCCGAATACACATACGGAACATCTCTAGTAAAATTAGTACTTCCAAAATTTACATTATTTAAATATCCTTTCATTGATGCCCCATCATAAGTAATAGAAACCAAATGCCAAGCGTTTAATGTAATAGATGTACTTAATTGAGTAATTCCACTACCATTCCAAAATCCAACTCTAAGGGTATTACTTCCAGTGATTTCCATTATTGATTCATGCCAACCTGATGTAGGACTACCAACACCTAATTCCGATGATATAACTCCATTTCCGGTTGGATATATCCAAGCCATTATAGTTATTTTATTATTCGAAAATTTGGATGCTAAATTATTTGTTATTGCGTATTGATTAGTTCCATTGAATGTTAAATATTTCCCACCAGTACTTGAGTATGATGGTGTATTGTATAATGTAGAATTAATACCAGATACAATATCAGTTAGTGTGGTTCCTGATGTATAAGAAGAAACATCATAATCAGCAACCAATCCATCAGTTACTTTAGTTTCTGTCCAACGAAATCCACCAGCTGCTTCCGAATAAGTATATCCAGAAACTCTATCTTGATAATATCCAATCCAACCAGATGGCCATGTATTAAATAAGAAATTGTTCTCAGCTGAATTAGATACGGTAGCTAAGTGACCTCCCATATTTTCACAAGCAACCTTTGCATTAGTCCAAGTCATTGAACCAGTAGAACGATAGTAAGAGTGTCCGTTATAATTGGTTTGTGATGTAAACCCAGTAAGAGTTGGTGTAGTACGTTTATATAATTTTACAGCAACATTTTGAGCTGGTAATCCACCCGCATTATACATATAACCCGAATATGTAAATGTTTGAGCAAATACAATATTGGATATTATTAATAATAACAGGGTGAGATATCTTCTCATATTACATTTGGTTAATAGCACTTATTAATGATTTTTTTAATGCAGCTGAAAACGCTGATTTTTCAAATGGAATATTTTCATCTTGCAATTCAATAAATGTAGATTTTACATCAGTCTTACTTTCACCAATTCCAGTATATACTTTACCATTAATAATTAAATCAACAGTCACAATAGTAACTTTTCTTTTCTTTTCAAATGGTCCAATTGAAATACTTGTTGTAGGTGCCTCAATACTCTTAACAACAACCATTACTGATTCACCATCTTCACATATACTATATTTTTCAGATAGAATTTCTTCAGTTATTTGTTTAACACCTAATGTAAATCTTTTAGGATTTATATTTTCAATTTTAGCAAGACTCTCTACATTTTTAACAGTGTAGCATTTTTGTCCATAAGTTAATGATGTGATTAACATCAAAGATAGTAATAATAATTTTTTCATTTTATAAAAGTGCTTTAGCACCAAGTAATACTTGGTAGTTTATAGCATCACTCTTAAATTGTTGAACACCACTAAAACTGATGTTCATTTTAAATTTCTGAGTTAGCTTGTAATCAATTGCAACAAATGGAACTGCTAATAGTCCCGATTGATACCACATGCCTTCATAATAATATACAAATGGTGAATATACTGTAACAAACATCAATGTAGTACTCATTTTTTTTCCTACATCGAAATTACCAACAACTCCGCCTAAAGTTGATAAACTTTGGAATTTGGATTCACCAATATTACCAGTAGTATAATTTACTCCCAACGTTGCTGTTATTTTTTTTATTTTATACGATTCCATTATCGATGTTGTATTAAAATAATCCTTTTCAAAATTCAACATAGATGAATTTGCAACTATTGATGTTAAGTTTTTACGTCTCCAAGCTGCAAATAGTGTTATACAAGAATTATCAATTGCAGTAGTATAATTTACCAAAGCCCCTTTAGCAAATGTATTCTCAGTATTTGATGTGATAAAACTCATATTAATTTTAAGTTGTTGTGGTTCATTACCAGAAGCACTTGATATAGTAACAATATCACCAGTCATCATAATATTACCACGTTTAACAGCTGCTACTTTAGCTTTAACCTGAGATGAATTAGATGATGAAGATGATACAGCCTCTTCAGCTTTTTCTTCACCTGTTTTTTCTTCCGATTCTCCTTTTGATTTAGTTGATTGCGATGAACTACCAGATGTACCATTTTTATCATCTGATTTATTGCCGTTAGATGCGACTTTTTCATTACTCTGAACTGTACCTTGTATTGCTGAACCAGCTGCTCCACTTATAGATGAAAGTGATGACATGGTTGACATAACGCTTGTTAACACTGCTATATTATTAGCTGCAACCGTTACATTTAAATTGGTACTTTGTGCTATACCAACACCACCACAAGGGCCGGAACCTTGCGGATTACTCGCATTAACTTGATTAATCCAACTTTCTAATGCACCGGATTGTAATTGTGTTTGAGTAAAACTTTGAATTTGCCCAGAATATATTAATGATACGCTACCATTTGGGCTATTAATAAAAATATCTTTGGATTTTAAGGTACATGGGTCTGTAAATGTATATGAGAACCCTTGTCCTAACACCACCATAGTAGAGAACAAAAAACTTATTGTTATTAAAAGTTTTTTAATTTTCATCTTGCGAATCCAATGTATTAGATAAAGATACGCCATCCTCTTCATCTACCTTTTGGATTAACATTTTGTCTCTATCTTCAGAGTTGAACCAATAATCTATAACTTTATTTAAGTTACCAACAAAGGCACCTAATAAAATTAATAACATTTCTTTCCAGTCTTGTCCAATTTCTACACCAAAAAATACACCAGAGTTGATTCCAACAATAATTAAGGTAAATAACCCTAATATAATTGCGGTAATTCTCCAACGATTATTTTGCATTTGTTGCAACATAAAATAGAAACGATTTTTATCATCTACTTTAACATAATCAGATTTACCACCGAAAAATTCACTTATTTTGCCCATTATATTTAACTTTTAAATATTCCCTTTTTAATCATTTTTGAAACAACTCTAGATGCTCCAGTTTCAAGAGCTTTCTTAGTTGATATACCAATAGTTGATTGGTTAAATTTAATGTCATCAACACCATCTAATAATGATGCAGTTTTAACTGTACTTGCTTCACCCAAACCACTACCGGTAATAATTTCACCAGTTTCAGCATCAACGAATCTAACCTGTAAACCCAAACGAGTTGTTTGAGTTGTTTTTGAACCATCAGTCATTTTGATTTGTTCATCTTCGGATACTGAAAAGTCATATACCTCAATATAAACGAAGTATTTTGCTAAAATAACATTACCCTTCACTTCTATCTTATTACTTGATATACCCTTATCAGATGCCTTATCCTGTGCAATCATTTTTTGTTTAATCTCCTCACGGTCCTCAGTAAACTTAAATCTATCTGTTGACTCTAAGAATTCTAAAACAATATTAGCAACACCAAGCCCAACTCTCTTATCCTTTAACTCAGGATACATTTCGTAAAGTTCTTCGTTAATACCAATTTTTAAAACTTGAATTGGTAAAACGATATCACCATCATAGTCACCTACAACTGCAATAGATTGTTTTTTTTCAAAATCAGCTTTATATTCTTCGGTTTTAATAGTTCCAATTGTTTGTGCATTACTAACAATAGAAAATAATAAAATTGAAGAAATTATTAATATTAATTTTTTCATATTACCAAGAATCCTCTTCTTTTGGTTTAGCAGGTGCTGCAGCTGGTGCAGGTTTTTCTACAATTGTTTTTTCTTTAATAATTGTATTTGTACCACCCGATTGTTTTTGTTGATTAGTGTTATTATTTTGTAGATTGATAATTACAGGTGCAGCTGGAGCAGCTTGTTCTGTTTTAGTTTCTTCTTTATCATCTCCACCATTAAATAGAGTTGTTGTAACCCAAGTTCCACCTGCTAATACAGCAGTTGATAGAGTTCCAATAATTGTTTTCTTTAAACCTGACCAAGTTCCTTCTGATTCGGGTGCGTTTGTTTCTTCTGACATAGTATTGTTTTTTTGTTTAATTTGTTTTGAGTTGATTATAACAATTATGAGGTCACATTTGTAACCTCATATTATTATCTTAATATAATTTTTTTCGATAGGTTATTGGTAGTTTTTCTAAGAACTGCAACATAAACACCTGGAATTAAGTTACCTAAACTAACTTGGTATTGGTAATTACCTTCAGGCATATTATCATTTACTACTACCCTATATTCAATACCATTAAGACCATATACTGATAACCTAACCGGTCCAAATTCTTTAACTTCAAATTTTACGTTAACATAATCATCAGTTGGGTTAGGGAATATTTGCATACCCTCTATTTCATCAATAGTAACATTTGCCATTCTAAATACCTGTATAATACCATTTGTAGGTGTGATACTTAAATCAACACATTGATTGTTACCAGCGTATTTGTTAGTAGTCCAAAGAGGACTTGTACTCCATTGGTCTTGAGGTCTTTTTGCAATAAATTTTAAAGTTACAACATCATCACCATCTCTTAATGGTTTTATATGTGTACCACTAATATCATATCCACCCCAAGAAATTTCATTATTATTAGTATTCAAATATGTTAACCAACTTGAAGTAGCTGATTTCGATTCAATTCCTTTAAATTCCAATAGAGTATCGTTGTATTTTAATCCAAATTGTAATGAACCAACCTCAGTACCATTTGTTAATACCTTTACAGGTATATTAACTAAATTACCTTCCTGAACTGATAATGTTGGAACATTTACTTCAATTGAAGTTGTTGGAAAATCATATTCTACCCTAGCATCAATTACATTGTAAATTTGAGATGGAACGCCAGGTTGTGGTCCTACTAAAACCTCAATTGGAGTAATACGTGCCATACGATATCCCGTTCCATTTGCATCACCCGGTACTAATACATAGAATGTAACCGAATCAGGTTGTCCAGCAACAATATTAAACGTAAAGTTAGTTACACCAGGAATTGTTGATGTATAATTGGTTGTTGAGCCATTAATAGTAGTATATTCAGATTGTGTAAAGAATTTTACATTTTGAACACTATTAGGCCATGCGGTGAATCTACCAGAAATTCTACCAAATATACCATATGCATCCGATATACTTAAACCATTATCACCATTAACATCCGATGCGTAAAAATCAAATCCAGTTGGTGCTTGTGTACCTAATACATAATCTTGTACTCTTTGTGCATCTGCCGTAGATATTACATTACCAACTGATAACGTATCTCCCTGTATTTTTAATCTAACATCATAACCAGTTGTATCAATTGCAATTGCATTAAATGCAAAGTCACCATTTATATCAGTCATATCAGTTGTAACCTGAGTCCAAGCTCCACTTGGTCTAAGTTTCTTTTCTAAAGCTACAGTTAAATTCTTAGCAGCTGTTCCAGTTACGTTCTTAAATTTACCATGATAAGACATTGTTTGAGGTATAATATTACCACCAAAGTTTTGTAATGTAAGTGCGTTATCCATACCATTTTGCTTTGATGCAATTGCTGGATAAGTTACCGCTCCAAATGACATATCAGCAATAGTTGATAATGATGCAAATCCAGCTACGTGAGTTAATTTCAACTGAACAATTGGTCCATTTGGAATTTCAAAAGTAGATGAACTACCAGTATAAGTCATTGTGACAGTTACATAACCAGCAGCCGGATTATCAACATATTTTAGGTTCTGAGAAAATGTTGTATTCAATGTAGTAAGTGTGTCTACCCCAGTGAAAGCTTGTGTATCATAATAAACTCTAAACTGAAATGCTGTTATATCAGTTGTTGTATTGTTGTAAAAACATAGTCCTACATTAGTATAACCTTCAGCTACCGTACCAGCTAAATAATTTGAATCAAGTGTTATAAAAACACCAGAAGTTGTTGGCGTTGGGCAAGTTTGTGAATACCCAAAGATTGGTACTAATGATACCAGCAGTAAAAATAATAGTTTTTTCATCCGTTTTATATAATGTTTCCTATAAATATGTAGCGATTACAATTTTATCTAACTTTTTTAAATATTTATTGATAAAATATGAAACTGATTCTACTTTTAATTAATTTTTTATTTGTGTTTGATTGTTACTCACAAATTAAAATCGATGATGTTGGTGATAATTGGAAAGCAAAGGTAGCTACTTCATTATCACTAATAAAACAAGTTGACCCTAATAAATATGAATTAATTAATGATGTATGTAAACATATCACCTATTGGGATGGTGATTTTTCAACAACAGAAGATTCAGTTACCATAATGATATCCCAAAAAGATATGAGGTTTAATTCAATAAATAACATAGCAGCTATATTAGTGCATGAATCTAAACATTTATTTTATTTAAAGCATAACATAAAATTACCTCCGAATTATGAGGAAATATTAGCATATCATTATGAATTGGAATTCCTATCAAAAATACCTAATGTAGAACCTTGGTTGGTTAACAACGCACTTAAGAATATAGAATATTATGGTTTAGTTAAATAAACCAACCCCCATATTACTTTAATAAGTTATAGTATTCTTTGAAGTGTTTGATTCTATCAGCTAATCCAATAGTACCACCATTTACTCTTTTAGTTACCGATGTTACAGTAGCATCATCAAAACCTTTATCACAAATAGACCAAAGTTTATTTGAATCAAAGAAAAATGCAGCAGAAGCTAATGGATATTTAGTTGCTACCAAATCAGGATTTGCAACAGTATCTTCACCAATGAATTTAGCGAAGTTAGTATAGTTAGATTTACCAGTTAATTGAATATAACCACGTCCACGAAATTTAAATCCGTCTTTAGATGCTTCATCACCATTACCCATTCTTGATGCGTAAACTTTAGATGCAATCTTTTCAGGGTTTCTAGCATATGCAGCTGCAGTTGTTGAATTAAAGTATTTTCCGAAGATTTTTACTAATCCATCTGCTGAATAGTTAACATTCTCAGTAACGGCTTTGAATCCACCACTTTCGTGTCCACATTGTGCTAAGAAATGAGCTAATCTTAGAGGAGTTGTAATATTGAATTTAGAAGCAGTGTCTGGAATTTGAGCAATTACAGAATCAGGAACGTGTCCTTTAAGAGCTGCCAATTTAAATGAAGATGCTGGTACAGCAACAGAAGGAGTTGGAGTACTTGCACCCAATCCCATCTTTTCCCAAGTAGCATCACCAACGATACCATCAGCAGTTAATCCATTTTTTGTTTGCCAAGCTTTTACAGCTGATTCAGTACCAGCACCAAAAACTCCATCAGCGGTTAAACCTAATTTTGCTTGTAATTTTTTTACATTTTCGTTATTATCACCTTTTTTAACTAACATAGTATATTATTTTTATTTAATTATTATTTTTTAAAATGACCTGAATCTATAATCTTAAATTCATTTCCATTTCTATCTATCATTTGGTAGTGAGCTTCGATTAATCCAAACCATTCATCTATATGATTCAATACTTGAGTTGAAGTAAAATCCGAACAACTATATAAATCAAATTGAAACATAGATGGATTTTGTGCATCCCATACATGAATAGCAGCGTGTGATGTTGCTAATGTTACGGTTCCAGTTATTCCTTCGTTGCCCGGTTCATTAACATAAACCGATGTAGGACCAG